AGAGTCAATTAGAAGATTATCAATTATAAAAAATAAATTATTTTATGATAGTCGAGACGAAATAATTTCATTAGTGAAGGATTTTGCAGAAAAAAATGGATTCACATTAATACCTAAACATAAAGGTTTAACATTTCAAAAAGGAGATGAATCTAGAATTAGGGATTTAATAAATTATATTAAAGATGTTCCGGAATTACCTAAAAAAACAAAAAGAGGTTTTTTAAATTATATTGGACAGACTGAAAGTGGTGGGCAACTTTCTACATTTTGGAGTGCAGCAAATCAATCAGGTATAATACAAAAAGTAGGTGGCGGGAATACTGTTTCTTATGAGTTAGGACCCAATTATAAGGCTTGGGAAGAGGGTAAAGTAATTGCCTTTTAATCATTTTTACATATTTATATAAAAAATAGTATGAATAGAGCGGAACAACTTCAGATATTTGCTCGATGTTTAGGTGATCCTATTTATGCGATTGAAACGTTTTTAAAGACATTTGATTTAACTCAAAAGGGTATGGTACCCTTTAAGTTATTTTACAAACAAAAAGAAATAATCAGATCTTATGAAAAACACAATCGTAACTTAGTTACTAAACCTAGACAGGCAGGTGTATCAACAACTACTGCAGCTTATATTGCAGTCAAAACTGCGTTTGGTGATCCAGATAACCCACATAAGGTTTTGATACTTGCCAACAAACAGACATTAGCACAAGAATTCTTAAAAAAAGTAAAAGACTTTTTAGATCAAATACCATATTGGGTATGGGGATTAGATGAGGGTGAAGATTATTTAGAAATAAATTCAAAAGGTCATATTAAATTAAAATCTAATGGGTGTGAAATTAGGGCACTAGCAACATCTAAAGACGCATTAAGGGGTTTTACGCCTACATTTTTAGTAATGGATGAGGCGGCGTTCATCGATAATGGGGCAGAAGTTTTTGGCGCTGCGTTAGCATCATTAGGTACTGGTGGTAAAATCGCTTTAATCTCAACACCAAATGGTATGGATCCATTATATTATAAAACATATGATAAATCTAAAACAGGGGATAACAATTTCAATGTTGTAGAAATGAAATGGTATCAAGATGTTAGATATAATAGGAATCTTTATTGGGTTAGGGGTGATGAAAAAGAAGAAGAAATACGTTGTAAAACTTTAGATAGAACTAGATTAAGGTGGGAATATTTAGATAAAGTTTATGAAACCGATGAATCTACCATAGATTATTATGAAGTAATGATAAAAGATGGGTGGAAACCATTATCCCCTTGGTATGAAGAGATGGCGGCAGATATGGGTGACCCCAAAAAAATTGCACAGGAACTTGATGTATCTTTTATCGGTTCAGGGGGTAATGTTGTAGATGATGAATATATTACTTATCACGAAGAAAATTTCGTAAAAGATCCCGAATTTTCTGCGGAGTTAGAAAAAAGTATGTGGATATGGAAAAAACCTGAAGTGGGTCACAAATATATAATGGGAGTGGATGTTAGTAGAGGAGACGGAAAAGATAGTTCTACTATAGTAATTTTAGATTTTGAAAATTTAGAACAAGTCGCAGAATTTAAATATAAATTACCACCTGATATGTTGGCGGAAATAGTTTATAAATATGGTAACATGTATAATGCTTATACTGTGGTAGATATTACTGGCGGTATGGGGGTTGCTACTGTACTGAAACTATTGGAAATGGAATATAAACATTTACATTATGATGACCCTAAAAGTAGAAAATTATCAGAAAAATACGCAAAAACTGTTTATAAAGAAGGTGATAAAGTTCCAGGATTTAATGTCGGTAATACTCGTCTACAATTAGTTTCTGAATTAGAGGAACATATAAGGGAAAATAAAACTATTATTCGTTCACGAAGGATGGTATCAGAATTAAGAACCTTTGTGTATCGTAATGGTAGACCAGATCATATGGACGGATATCATGATGATGTCATAATGGCATACGCAATGGCGATATTTATTATACAAACATCATTTAAAAAATTAGAACAGGTTGAGAAACAAACTAAGGCAATGTTAGAAAGTTGGGTTAATGTCTCAACTAAACAAACTACTCCTTTATTAACTGAACAACATGTAAATCCATTCTATACTAATACACCAACATATCACCCAAAACAAACAAGTAACGGTAATAATGATAATGGTGAATATAACTGGTTATTCGGTATTAGATAGTATTTAAATTTTTTTGATATTTATTATAATAGTAATAAAGTATAAGATATAAAATGGCAAGAAAAACGATATTCCAACAATTAAATGATTTATTCGGACCTGAGATTAGAAAATCAGAAAATAAATCAAGATATTCTATTAATGATAAAGAACTTCTAAAGACTAAATCTAAAGAAGAATTTGAATATGAGAAATTACAGAGACAACAAGATGCCTATTTGGCGAATATGTGGCAAAAGGTTGACAATGAAATTTATCAACATTCAATTTATTATGAAACAACTCGTTTGGCTTCATATGCGGATTTTGAGGGGATGGAGTTTTTCCCTGAAATCGCTGCAGCTTTAGATATAATGATGGAGGAGTCCACCACATTGAACGGTGAAAATAAAATATTAAATATTTTTTCTGAAAGTAGAAGAGTTAGAAGAATCTTAGAAGATTTGTTTTTCAACAGACTGGATATTCATACATCATTACCTATGTGGACAAGAAATGTCTGTAAATATGGTGATGATTTTGTTTTCTTAAATATAGATAGTGAGGAAGGTATTACAGGTGTAAAACAATTACCAAACATAGAAATTTCTAGAAAGGAAACAGAGGGGTTTGGTGAGAATCCAGCAACAAGAGAAACAGATAAATTTAATACCGTTAAATTTGTATGGGGACAAAGAGATATTGAGTTTAATGCTTGGCAGATTGCACATTTTAGATTATTAGGGGATGATAGAAGATTACCTTACGGTACTTCTATGTTAGAAAAAGCCAGAAGAATATGGAAACAATTATTACTTTCTGAAGATGCGATGTTAATTTATAGAGTAACTAGGGCACCAGAAAGAAGGATATTTAAAATTTATGTTGGTAACATCGATGAAAAGGATGTACCCGCATATGTTAATAATATCGCAAACAATTTTAAAAGAAGTCCTGTTATAGATCAAAAAACTGGACAAATAGATACGAGATATAATCAGATGGCACAGGATCAGGATTATTTTATACCTGTTAGGGATCCAAATGCTCCGAGCCCAATAGATACACTTGCGGGGGCGACAAATTTATCTGAAATTGCAGATATTCAGTATCTACAGAAAAAATTATTTACTGCCCTTAGAGTTCCTAAACCATTTTTAGGTTTTGAGGAAGCGAATGGTGAAGGTAAAAATTTGGCATTACAAGATATAAGATTTGCGAGAACTATTAATAGAATACAACAAGCAATGTTGCAAGAGTTAAATAAAATTGCAATTGTCCACCTTTATATTTTAGGTTTAGAAGATGAATTAGAAAATTTCACATTAACTCTAAATAACCCATCAACTCAAGCAGAGATGTTGAAGATCGAACAAATGCAGTTAAAGGTAACATTGTATAAAGATTCAGTTGCAGATGCGGGTAATGGATTTGGGGCAATGTCTATGACTAGGGCTAAAAAAGAAATATTAGGTATGTCTGATGAAGATATCAGAAATGATTTAGAACAACAAAGATTAGAAAAAGCGGCAGCGGCAGAAATGGAACAAACTGCAACTATCATTAAGAAATCAGGTATTTTCGATAGAGTAGATAAGTTATATGGTGATTTATCGGCAGTAAGTGGTGGGGCACCTGCGGCTGAAGGTGGTGAAACCACTCCACCTGAAGAAGGTGGATTCGGTGGTGGTGATATCGGTGGAGGTGCATTTGGATCAGAGACAACTCCTCCAGCAGGTGGTACTGAACCTGCGTCTCCAGAGCCAGCGGCAGAACCAAAAACTGAATCTATGAGAAAGGCAGAAAATTTATTATTAGAACAAACTAATAAAAAATATGAGGAAAAAGTGAAAAAGTATCAGAACATTTATTTAAAAAGACTTATGGAAAGTTTAGAAAAAAATGAAAATGTATTTAATTTAGATAGTGTAGAAAAGGATACAGATACGTTAAATTCTAAAATAACTGAAATGACTAAAGAAATAGATAATTTAATTAAATAAATTTTTTTAAAAACTATTGATATTTATTTATAAAAATAGATATGGAAAATTTCGGTAATATTAAAGATACC